TCATCTGTTGAACCTATACTGTATAGCATCTTTGATTGAATTGTACTCAGCAGACTTGCCATCTTCGTCTGCGACGAAAACTTCGTCAAACCCAGACTTCTCTATTATCTTTTGTCTTATCTCTAATTGCTTCTTCTCTTTCTGTATCCTACGTAAGAAAGCATAGTGTATAATCTGAGTGAAATATGCAAATGGATTCTTTGACTTCTCAGGATTGAAGTTGTTAATATATTGAACACAGTTCTCTATACCATCACATATCATATCCTCCTTAAACATATAGTTTACGAAGTTCGGCTTGTAACTAAGGTGTGTAGCGATCTTTAGGAAACATTCACCGAGGTAATTTGTTATCCGAGGTTTTGCTTCACCTCTTGCTTCTGCCAATGCAATAGAATCCTTGTAGGCAATTATTGCAGCAAGAAACTCTTTGTTATTTACATAGTGCTCTGATCTTTTTCGTGTCATTATACACTTGTTTGTATGAGATAATTATAGCACAGCTTGACAGACTTGTCTAATTGATGTACACTAACCGTGTGGCGGTTCAGGGGGAGCTTCAGGTTCTTTAGATTCTTTAGAAGCATCTGGACCTTTATAGAGTTTATCTAGAATCGATCTTGATCTTTTTACGGAATTTATATATCCCATATCAGGACTTATTTCAGGATGTTGACGTTTAAATCCATGTTTGACAACATCAGCATAAGTATCTAATATCATCTTATCTTTTATTTCAGATAGAGTAATTATTTTTTCTAATCCTATTACAAATGTATCATCATCAGTCATCTTCATCCAAGGTTCAAATTTATATCCCATAGGGACATTCGCTCCGTAGGAGCGAACCTCATGACAAACCAAAGGATTATCTACTATAACTTTTTCTTCAGGTGATGAATAATCTACAATAACTTTACCTAATATTTCTTCACCACTAACTAATTTTATAGCTGCTAAAAATTCCTCAATAGGATCTTCTGGACTATGTTCAGACTTTGATCTGAATGATTTCATAATTAAATTTCTCCTCGTTGTAGTATTTGATGCGTTCTATAAGATGGTTCAACGTATAGTTTTGTTTAGAACCTTTCTTAGTGTCATCAGCAACATCGTATAAGGTAGCGTTTACTTTTCCAATCCCTTTTCTAAGTACCCTCCCAATGGATTGGAGAGTTCTAATTCTGGACTTTGAGGGACTGGCGAAGATGATGTTGTGCAACCGCTTAATGTTAATCCCAGTACTAAAAGTACCGTAGCTAGCGATGATAATTGCATTGTTTTCTTTCTCAGTAAGTTCCCGAACTTCTTCTCGTTCGGTTGCGTCAACTCCACCGTGCACAAAGAACACAGGGCGTTCATTAGTATTTATGAGGTCATATAATATCTGACCGTGGGTAGCAACCCTACTGTAGAGGATAAGAGTGTTACCTTTCAAGTCTAGTGCTAGGTTTTTGATGAATCTATTTCTTTTTTCATGACCTATAAGATACTGTACTTCATCTTCATATAGTTCAAATGCTTTTGGATCATGCTTAAGAAGTAGTATCTTTATATTCAATCGAGCAAGGAATCCTGCCTCTTGCAGATCTGACGTATTAATAATCTTGTACGACGGACCGAAGAGTCCTTCCAAAACCCACTTATGAGTTTGAGTACCATCTAATGTACCTGTAAATCCATAGCGATATTTAGTATCATATAACTTAGTCATGATACTAACCAGTGACTTAGATTTGAATTGATGTGCCTCGTCACCTATGACTACATCATACTTGAACCATGTTTTAGGTAGCTTGTAAATTGATTGCCAAGTTGATATAATAACCTTCTTCTTACTAAGAAGATCTTTACCTGCATAGATTCTATGACAATACTCTTCAACATCCCAACCATACTCTATAAAATCCTTATACATTTGTTCTACAAGAGAGGTAGTAGGAACAATAATTAGAACTCTACGTTGATGTTCAACATGATATCTTGTGATAGCATAGATCATCAAAGACTTACCACTACCAGTAGGAGATATAATAAGTCTTCTATTTCTTTTCAATGCATCTGATATACCTTCTATCTGATACCCTCTTGGTTTATGTTTTGATATTGCTGTAACGTAATCTTTTACACCTTCATCTGATATCTTATCGTTCTCTTCGTATGGTAAACCGTAGAATTTACTATCTAAGAATTCAAAATCATAATCATGTCTCTTACAAAATGATGTAACCTTATCTAATAACCCTACATATATTTCATTCTTTTGTATATTAAATAAACGTATCTTACCATCCCAGTACTTACTACGGTACTGTGGCATGAACTTAGCACCTGGTACATCAAATGTAAAATTATCAGATAACTCATGTGCTACATGAGGTTCACATTCTATCTGAAGAAATACTTCATTCTTCTTTTTAATAACAACATTAGCCATAGCCTGCAGAGAACCTACGCCACTCAATTGCATTCTTTATTTGATAGGTTCTATTAGTTACTTGTCTTAGTATCTCTTCAAGATACTTGAGCATAGTATCGTAGTATTCAATTTTAAGTTTTGTCTTGGTCAGTTTTTCATCTGCATCAAGATACAACTTCAAATCATCTTTATCTCTAACTTTGTATGGAAATGGTTCTTCTGCATACATATCTGCAGTTGCTTTTCCAGTGTAATACTTCCTACGTTCTAATAGAAGAGTTGAGTACTGCTGTTCATCACGCTTTCGCATGAGCAGTATCGTATTATATAGGTCGTAATATTTGCAATGTAATTGTGGTATACGTAAGGATTCGCTATCAAGTTCATCTTGATTCATTACTGAATCTTTACTCCACATTTCCTGTATACCTTCTACAGTACAGGGATTAGACTTTCTTTCCATTGACATCAATCACATCAAACATAGTATACTTAAATGTTGCTTGAGCAGTAAAATATTGCTGATCTTCTAAGGTAGAATTAAATGGTATTCCACTAAGAGATACTGGAAATAAATCTCTAAATTTTACTTTGACTGATGCATTGAAATTGCTATTCAATATCATTAGTGTAGCATCAGATCTCTCATGATAGTTATCGTTATCAGCTTTTTCTGGTAACAAACTACCTTGATTTCTTAGTTCATCAAACTGTCCTATTGACTCAGGAAATCCTAAAGAAGTTATCCACTGATATAACTGAAGATAATTTTCCATATCTTCATCTACCATAAAGGATAGATTCAGATCTCCGTACTGGAGTTTATCGCCTGGTACAGGAATATCTCTAAGGTAATTGGTTTGTATAGCAGTACCTAATGATAGATCAGGTATATTTGCTTGATTACAAAAGAAATCTACCTTCGGACATCTTTCCAATAGGAACTTGAACCCAACCAAGGACAAGAAATTCCTGTTAGATACCTCTTGATATTTAAGTGGATGAACTGATTTTCGAGTTCTTGGCACTAGTAATCGTACTCGTGTAATACATCTAATGCATTATTTAGGGCTTGTTGAGCAGCCCATCTTTCTTTGTCATCCCAATTAGGATACCAATGCTTATCGTCAATTCCCTTCTTTATTTTTAGAAGACGAGATTCCATGTCAACTTTCTTTAGTCTACCGTTCATATACTCTGGATACTGAGGAAATGGAGGCACAGGTCTCAAAGTGATAATTGTTACCGTCGTATAGTACTTAGGTAATTTATTACGTGTTCTCGTATTTCCATCAGCTCTTCAAAACATTCCTGATTGTGAGCACATGATCTAAGTCTAGGATCTGGCTTGTGAACACTTTCTGTAAAAATTGTAAGTGCATCATTCCATTTTTGATTTTCTTCCATCGCATAAAAAAAGAGACCCCTTTATATAGGAGTCTCTTTTGAAATTATAAGCGTCTCGCTTACATAAGGTTGGTAACCTTAACACGTCTGTAGTATCTGTTGCTAGAAGCAGTGATACGTCCAAGACCTTGAGTAGTTCCCTCTGCGAATGGATTGCTGACCATGCCGTAGCGAGTCTTGAATCCAATTTTTGGCTGGAAGGTGTCCTGACCAACCGCACGAACCATCTGTAGTGGAACGTATGGGCAGTAGAATAAACCAGCGTCGTAAGGTGAAGTACCTTTGTAACCCATGACGTAGTACTGGTTAGCATCAAGGTTAGCAGCGAATGGATCGATGTAGACCTTGTAACGTCCGTTAAGTGTACCAGCGAA